CTGGCGCAACAGCGGCTACAATAACCTCGTCACCCTTAGACCAGTAATAGTCCTTTGCGGTGTCAATACCCTTGATGCCGAACGTCATACCTGCCGCATCCTCTTTGATAGAGGTCGGTACTTTAGCCAGTGGATACCCCACAGCGAATGTCTGTATAACGCCATCGGCGGTGAATGTCTCTGTCTGCTCAGTAGTAACGGCCTTGCCTCCACGGAGGTATTGCCTGTTGCGATATTTAGGATTGCCATGAGTTATACCGCTTGAGTGTTTCAGCATGTGCTGAGTGATACTGAACGGCGCTGCTGTGGTGGTTCTCGCTACAAAATACAACTTCTTGGCACTGTTAATATGCCAGGTGAACCCGGCCCGCTCTGCTAGTTTATCCAGAACGTCGGAAGCCCTAACATAAGGGAGCACCGCCTCTTTAATAGTCGGCCCTGTCTGTATGGTCCCGGCTGAGACACCCTCGGCTGACAGGTATTTGGTGATTATATCCTCTACGATGAACTTGCAGGTCTTCCCTGTGTAAGATTCGGCCACCAGCCGTTTATCGGCAAGGTAATGCCAGTCCTTACACTGCACAACATGGTACAGCCCCTTGGCAGGTGACATCCATTTCTCGGTAGAGGTGTGTACCACCCCGGCAAACAGCGTATTCCCGCTATCGGTAATAATGACCGGATACCCCTCAACAAAGTGGTGCGTCTCGGCTGCATCTGATACGACAAACGATGCAACACTCCGCTCCTCTACCCGGTCACGGATATTACTTGAGTACTTCTTCACATAGACAGAAACACCATTGATAGTTATTTCCATTATGCCAATCCTGTACTTAACGTGATATCGTTTACCAGCGACGCGCCTACTATCCTGGCCACCTGCTCGTCACCCACGTTGATGGTGATATTAGCCGTTCCCTGTGTTGCGCCGGCTATACCGAATTTACCCATGTAACGAATCAGTGCAGTATAGGGGTCTTCGCCCTCGGTCTGACCGATATAGTGGCTCATTATCTCGCCTATCTTCATACCGTAGGCAGCCTGTGCCTGCCCCCCAATACCAACCCCTTGCAGCCTGTGTATAGGAGTAGTCAATAGTAAACCGAGTATCTCCCCGATGTTCCCGCCGCCCTTGGCTAATCCAAGTGCCTTTAACTGGTCAACCTTGATTTGGGCTTGAACACCTGATGCCCAGTCTTTGTTCGCCTGTCCCGGGCCGTATTCAGGGGGTCTACTGGCCGCTAATTCTGCTGCTTCCCTTGCGGCGGCTTCCTCAGTAGCTATCCTGGCAGCGTCGGCATATCCCTGTGCATCTAGCGCCCACTGACGCAACCTGGCAGCGTGTTCTTCAGCTATCCTAGTAGTTTCACTAAGTGCCTCGTTAGTCTTATCTGCGGCATCAGGTATACGCTCACCCAGTGCAGGCACTAACGTAGTATCAATGGTTTCTGCCCCTTTCTTAGACGCCTCTTCCAACTCCCTGATAGATTTCTCAACAGCCAATGTATCGCGTTTTACCTTCTCGGCGTTTATCATGTTAGCGATGCTATCCCGCGCCTCGTCTATCTTTTTACCAAGGCCAGGTATCCAACCGAGTAACTTTTGCAAGGATTTCAGAATATCATCAACTTGCTTGAGAAAATAAATCTTTACACTGATGAATGACTTTTTAAACCAATTACTTATCTTGTCCCAATTCTGCCAGAGGGCAATACCAGCTGCTACCAGGGCAGTAATAGCTAATATAATAATCCCCACCGGCCCGGTAGCTAGATGCACAGCTACGCCGAACGCACCCATAGCAGCAGTTAAACCGGGTAGCATAATCAATAGCGGCCCCAAAACCAGCATCAATGCGCCTAACGCACCAGATGTTAATACAATCACTCTTGTTAGTGCCGGGTGCTCGTTCATCCATGCGGAGATACCCGAAATAATATCTCTAATCTTTTCAATAAGAGGTATCAAGATAGGAATCAGCTTATCGGCTATTTCAAACTTAACTTTATCAACCGAACCCGTAAGGTCTGCGAGCCTATCATTGAAATTGGCGGCTGCATTTGCTGCTTCTTGGTCAAATATGGGAGCAAATTTGTGGGCTGCTTCTCTTAATTCATTAACTCCCGCAGCACCGTTGGCTAACATCGGTAGAAGTTCTGTTCCGGACCTGCCGAACATATCCTGTGCAAGGGCAGCTCTTTTCATCGGGTCTTCAACATCAGCTATTGCTAAAGCAATCTTTAAGAATTGTTCCTCTGGATTCAAGCCTTCTAATTCTTCAACCTTAATACCGATGTGCTCAAACGCCCTAACGTAGGTCTCCATGCCGTCCTGTGCGTCCAGAATAGTGCCGGACATACGTTTAACAGCCTTATCAAGTCCCTCTAAATTTGTTCCTGATAATTCGGCAGCATATCTTAGCTCAGACAAAGCCTCAGTAGAGAACCCCGTCCGGAGCGCCATCTTCTGGACATCGTCCCCCATCTCGGCATAGGTTTTAACACTGAGCGCACCGGCGGCCAGGATAGCGCCACCGGCAGCGGTCATAGCCATACCTATCTGTTTAGAGTGCTGTTGTATTGTGCCCTTGAGACCGGTCATCTGTTTATCAAATGCGGTCTTATCCAGCCCCAGTTTTATAAAGGCATCGCCTACGTTAATTGCCATGTCTTACCACCTTAATCATTCCGTTTGACCTCATTGCCAGCTCGTCAGCAGTAACACCCTCGGAGTCGTTAGGTTCCATAGCGAGCTTCTTCCGCTTGACGAGTTTCTCTATCATCAGGTCTAACAGTTCGTCCGTCCAGTTATTTACGATATAAACCGGGTCAAGTCCCCACTCCACAAGTACGAACTCAAACGCCTCGGCTACTGATACAGCTTGTTCATGGTCTCGGGCACTGTTTTTGATAAAGGGAAGGCGACCTTGCTTACCTCCTCCCAAGCCACGGCGATTTCGGACTCGGTGGCGATATCCTCTATCTCGCCACGGTCAAGGTCTTTGGCATAACTGAAAAACAAGTCAATCACCGCATCGGGAGCAGTAACAGCCAGCCCTATCAATGCCGACTCTATATCCCCATCCTTGGAGGATATAGCTTGGTTTGCGTATACAGGCATGGTCTGTATCAAATCTACAACCGACTTACGCCATCCCCTGCTGTCCTTAATCCTGAGTTGCTCGATGCTGTATTGCTGGCCCCCCAGTATCACGTTGATAGGGGCAATACAGATTTTATCTTCTTCTGTCCGTTCCGTCATAATCAATCTCCTTTAAACTTTATTTAGGCTGCGTTGTAAACCACAGATACCGCCGGGCCGCTTCCCTTGAGAGCCGTAAATGTTACAGGTATCGTAGTCTTTGATCCCTTCCTGTAGGACATAGAAACCGAGCCAGTAGCCGTGCACAACGGTATGTATATCGCACATTTATATCCAGCCGGGTCAGTGCCCTCTATTTTCAAGTTCATAGTCTTTAATACTCCGGCACCTATGGTCAGGATGCTACCCGAAACCACACTCCCGGCGATAGCATTGCCGATATTAGCCAGCGAACTCTCAGCCATATTACAGGTTACAGAGCACGCCTCCTGTGTGAGCGCCCGGTCTATGGGGAAGGTCTCCTCTTCCACATATATTTCGGCAACTGTTGGCGCATAATCAACGGTTACCCCGTCTTCTGTATAGCCGACATCTACAAAAGGAGAACTCAGAGACAGGCCGGGTGCCGTGCCGCCGGGCTCGATGGTGTATGTCGTGCCCATTACTTCTATGGTGTCGACATACATGGTTCTCAATGGTGTGGTCTCCCACAGTTCAACCCTTACCCGGGTAAGTACCCAGTCTCCAGGTGTGCAAGCGGCGCCGTCCAGTGCTTCTATTGCAGCCTGGACAGCATCTGCGTCAATTAAACCCCATTCAAAGAATGAAGTCCCTAATTCTGTATGCCCACCATAACCGGTAGGGGTATCAATAGCCATAGTCTGCAATACCCATGCCGCAGTTCCTAAGTATGTCTGGTTCGGGACTAAAGTAATCTCAGCCCACCCTTCACTATTCGAGTCTTCAAATCTGAACTCCATTTGTCCAAAGTTCCCGGTGACAGCGGAACAGTGGTGATAGAAACTATTAGTTATAATCCCCGCTGTCCATAGAGTCATCGTAGTGCCCGTTGGGGGCACGAGTTCAACGTGGGTTGATCCGGCATTACCCGACCCGCCCTTGTATAGCTTTACCGAGCGTGACCCTGCCTGATATTGTGTGGTTGACCATTCAGCGATAGCGTCGTTCGGCTCCCTGATTGACAGGGTAGCCACCCCTGTTAATACATTTGATTTAGTTCCCATTTTGCTTTACCTCCTAAAAATTGGTATAAGAAAAGCCACCTCATCGGTGGCTGGTGACTGGGTAACGAGCGGTCTTTACGCCCGTATCATAATTGAGAAGAAAGTCAGAACACGATAATAGTTTGGGATATCCACGTCCTGCAAATCCTGTCCTTGCACCTCCTCTATTGCTGACATTATCTGATAAGTAGTGCCGCTAACTACCACATCCACATTCTGTATGCCCTGTAGGGCATCGTAGAGCTTGCGGTACACGTTACGTGCGTCTATTATGTTATCCGCCCAACAATCAAACTGGATACTGGGTGTAACTATCTCCGGTATATACGGTGTTGATTCACCGCCCCTGCCAAAGAATCCGATGGCCGGTAACGTTGTATTCTCCGACAACCGGGGGCATTCAATACGGTAACCGACTACATCGGTTAGTGCCGTCTGGTCTACCAGATACGCTCTGACTATTGCGTTTACGTCTGCTATTGCCATTACATCAGCCCCGCTTTCAAGAACTCCATAAGTTTGCCTCTATTCCTGTCCAGCGCAGGCT